GGGTGGTGCGTAGGTCGTTCACCTCTGACTCTAGCCGTTTGATACGCTCGTTCTGAAAGTCTATCAGTTGCGCGTGTTCTTGCTCTACTGGCGTCATGCTACTCTCCAAACCCGAACCCGTTTTTTAGCACCCTCTACCTTACGAGGAACGGTTCTCATTGAGACAACAATCCCGCAGTTTCTAGCTACAGTAAAAGCGGTTCTTGCATCCTTTTCCGTGCAAACAAAGCTATCTCCAACTTCTAACTGCTCCATAAAAGCCCAGCGTCTGCGCCTAGATGTTGGCGCGGGCACATCTTTCTCAACAATAAATTCGCTTTCTTGCATTATATCCTCCATGCCTGTTTAGCGATTTGTAGTATCTCTGGGCCATGCCGTGTAGCAATCTGCCCAAAGTCGGGGGGAACTAATGAAAATAGAGTCTTCCAGTTTCCATTAGCAACGCGCAGCAGATTTTGCACGACAAGCCAACGGCGCACGATGTTTTCATACGCCTCTTCCAGCCTGTCATGGCTCAGTGCTGCACAGTTTTCGGGGGTAGCGATGTTATAACCGCTGCTTGTAACAAATAGTAACGCTGGTTCGAGGCCAGTGCCTTTCCAGTAAACAGCCTGTTGCATTACTTGTAGTTCGGTAGGTTCTTCTTTGGGTTTGGGTACTCGCCAGCTCCGTGTGCCGTCTTTCTTTACGGGCCCGCGTATTGGCAAGCTACATTTTAAATCTATTTGCTTTGTCTCACTTGCATAATCCAGATACATTATAACCGGAACGTCCAGCCTGTCATCGTGGTGCTTGCGTAGGTATTCGCCCTCGAATGGTTCATCACCAAAATATTCTGCAATACCCTTAATTGCGTGGGCTGCCATTTCTCCAATGTGTTCTTTGAATACTTGGTATGCCTCTGCGTCTTTGCCGTCATCCCAAGTCAGGGGCTGGTAGGTCATGTAGTCTGTAAACCCATGACGTATTGCCTCGGCTGCACCCATTGGTTCCTGTTTGCCACGCATAGGACTAAACTCGTACAGTCCGTACACTCTGTCGGCTATACCCTGGACGATTTGTCCAGCTCTAGGGCGGGCTGACATGGGAAACCGCATCTTGTAATCGTGATTTAACAGCAGCTTTAGTATGTGTTCGTCTATTGGCTGCGTACCGCCGGATGCAGACACATGCAGTCTGCCAAAGGCTTTTGAATATTCAGGTGGTTCTTTTTGCATTTAGCTCTCCTAACTTGAAAATAGCTATTGATTGCCGCAGTGTCAACATCTATATTCAGTGTATGTTATTGATAGATTATTTAAATGAGCAGGGCTTATCGCAAAGAGGGTTTGCTGCCGAATGTGGGTTATCTGCCGCCGCTATTTCTCGTATAGTTAATGGTAACAGGTTTCCGTGCTTGGAAACTATGCGGGTAATTATGGTCAAAACGAAGGGTAGGGTAACGGCTAATGACTTCTTACAGCAATCAATATCCGAAAGAGATTGAGTGTCCAGAGTGCGGCGGCGAAGGTCGGTGTGAATACGAGGTTGCCGTAGTGGACTACGAACGCGGCGGCTTTCTGGCTGGCAAGATGATGCAGTGCCAGCTTTGCGAGGGTTATGGGGAGATAACCGTTGAAGAAGAAGACGATGAACTTGACATCATTGTTCAACTCGAAAACTCAGGGTCCATCCACTAAGCTTGTGAAGTATTCACTAGCTTGTGAACCAGTGCCCGAAGGCTGGCGGTCTTTCTCTATGATGGGCTGGCATGGTGAGATGGGCAGAGTGATATGGGTGAAAGATGACGAACGGACGCAATAAAGGTGCCGCATTTGAACGGCACGTTTCAAGCCTCATAGACGAGCATCTTGGAATAAAGGTACGTAGAGACCTAGACCAGTACAGAGAGGCACTCCACGGCGATTTAACGGGCCTTGACGGGTGGGTTATCGAGTGTAAGAGGTACAAAATGGCTAATGGCGGCCATCATCATGCAGATTGGTGGTCCCAAGTCGAGGCGGCTGCCGTTTCTCTGCAAGCTGAACCTGTCTTAATTTATAAATATGATAGAGCTGACATTCACTGCGTTGTCCGGCTCGGTTTGATTAATCCAGAGCTGGAAAGTGTGACTGACACTGCAACGGTGTCTTTCTCTACATGGTGTATGCTTGTGCGCGAACAGTTGGCACGGAAAATACTGCCTGTTGACGGCGAATAAAATCCATGATATTTCACGTGGAGTGAACCACGCTAGGCCATGCTATCTTAGCCATGCAATCATAGCCTAGTAGCTAGCACTCCCTATTTATTTATAAATAAAAGCATGGTTAGTCATGGCCTAGCAGCTAGGCCTAGATAGCTAGGCCTAGCGTGTTTTGCAGTTTATTTGACTTTGCTAGGTTATCTCTTGCTGGTATCACTCGCAGATTATCTGCTATGTGTAGGCCGCAGACGTTCTCACCTTGCAGCGGTATGCGATGGTCAACGTGGTATTCAAGACCTGTTAACTTTGTCATAGCCACACGTTCCTTGTGCTTTAAGCTTATGCGCTGTAGGTCTGCCCAGAACGGCGTTGCTTTTTTAACGTGTTTTTTTCTATTTGCTTTTGCCGCAGTCAATGCGGCGGCGTTTTTTAGCCTATACACTTTGCTTGCTTTAGATATCTTTTCCTTGTTAGTTTTTGCGTATTCTCTTTGGTATTGAATTATTTTCTCTTTATTTTTTGCGTAATAAGCAAGCCAAAAATACGCCCGTTTTTTTGAACGGTTATATTTTTCAGCAGACTTTCTCCTCCTCTCTCTGTTTTCAGGCTTTGCCCAATAGCTTCTGTGATAGTCGATATTTTGTTTGTCCCACTTTCTTTTGCAAGCTATACACTCGCCCTTGCTCGTTTGTCTCTCAGCTACGTGCCCATGTTTGCAGGGTTTGCCTGTGTAGTATCGAGACAGCCCCTGTTGGGCTGCCTCTTTTCTTGTGATGATGTTCATTTCTCCTCTAGCTCCATAGCTTCAAAGGCCATAACGAAAGTCCTGGGTATTGGTGTTGCTCCGTTTTCATAGTTGCGGATAGTTCGCTCTGTCAGACCAAACCTGTTTGCAAGCTTCTCCTGTGTCATCCCCAGAAAAATCCGTTTCTCTTTCAGTTCATCAGCAGTCATTAGCTTCTGCGTCCTTTTCTCTTTCGGCTGTTGTCAGGATAGGCTCAGGGTCAGTCCAGTGTGGTTCGCTTGCTTCTAGTATCTGGCTGATGGAATAGCAGTGTAAGCTATCGCCTGTGCGTGAGATTATGCCTGTCACGATTTGTCGTGCCTCGTCATGCGTCTCTGCTAGTTGGTAGTGGTCCGTGAATGTCTCGTTTCCGAGGCTGTCGCGGTGTTTCGTGGTGTGGTTTATTATGAGCATTTTGTTTCTCCTCTATCAGTTGCTCAAGGTCAATCTGTCGCTCGCCAGCCCCACATCCGCAGGGCTGGTCGAATATGTCGTTTTGTTTAGTCATCTAACGGAAACGAGTTGTGCATTGCCCAAAATGCAGCGTCCAGTTTGCGTGGTGTTTCCATATCGTATAGGTCATAGTTCTCTGACCATTGCTGATTAAACTCTCGCAATGCTTCACGGGCCTTGCTTATTGCTTCGGCCTGTTCATCTGTCAGGGCTTTGTAAGCTTGCTCATTGCGATGCTTCCGCAGCTCCCACGGTTCCATGTTTTCTACAAGTTTGGGTCTTCCTCTTTGTGCCATTGGTTCCTCCTTTATGGCTAGTCCGGCAACATTGCCGCTTCAATGCACCATAGCGATGCACTGAAGGGGCAGGGCCATTGCTGGCCCATGCCTGTGTTACACTCCTATGGTCCAGTAAATTCTTTGCAGCTTCCACCACTCGCGGTATTCACCTATTTGCTCGCGGATTGCACGGGCCTCTTTCATCCACATACGCCACTGTGAAGAGTCTTTGACAGTGTGAAACTCTGCCTGTTTCTCTGCGAATATTATCTGTGCAATTTGCTTTTCCATTTCTCTGCCCCTTTTTAGTTCCAGAAAGTTTCAATAATTTGCTTAATCTTCTTCGACCTACGATGCTTTTTGAGCAAAGTTTTCAATGCAATACCAGCATCAATGTTATCGAGCCCCTCAATAAAGCTTTCAATCTTTTGTATTTCTCTTGCTCTCAGCTCGTCCCAGTAGTCTTTCATCATGCTCGGATTTGGTGGCAAGCAGTAAGTTACCATGCCGTTCCCGTGTATTATTTTTGTCATTCTTGCCATTTCTCTACCTCATCATTTCAAAAGGGGACATGCACTCAGGCGCAGCCCAATCATTCACAAGGCCACAGCCCATAGCGATGTTAAGGCCAAGCCAAGCTAGGGTCATAGCTACGGCGAATGTCATTAGAATACCTGTTAAGATTTTAAGCGTTCTCATTTCTTTTCCTCCTGTTGCTGGCGGATAAATGCCGCGCAGCGTCTCATTGTGTTAGCTAGGTCTTGCATAGCTATGTCTAAGACCCGGCTCTTTGTGTCTCCTGTTTGATGTAGCTCTTGCTCTGCCCATTTGAGGCAGTCTAGGGCTCGCTGTGCGCGTAGCTCTGCGCTGTGGTGGTGCTGGTACTGTCTGCGCTTTGTTCTGCGTGTCTGGTCCATTTCTCAGCCCTCAATGCTTGTGATTTGTGTCTTGCCTGATTTGGTCGTGCTTGTCTCAATCTTGACTGTGCGACCCTCCCAGCTCATGCTTACGCTGTAAGCGTCTGAGATGTTGGCTTTGGTCCGCAGCCTTGTTCCGTCTGTAAATACAAACGAAAACGCAGGGTTGCCCATTGGTGAGTTGTTCAAGCGTGTGATTGATTGGATAGTTTTGTGCATTACTCGGCCCTCTCATTCATTAGTTGTCTGTGGTCAATCTCTGCCAGCTCCGCAAACTCTTTGCGAATGCTTGGCGGGAAAGCGTGATACCATTTCTGATGATTTGACGTGTCTTCGTAGCGGAAGGTTGAGTGATATTTCTTCGCGGCAGTTTCCGCAAAATATCCCCATAGTTTAACGGCCTTTTCAGCGTCATATATGCCCTTGTCATATTTGCGCTGTAGGTTCTTCTCTATTGGCTCGCGTTGTTGCCTATATAATTGCTCGTCATTGATTGCGAACAGGTAAAGGTCTTGTGCCTCGTGCGAATAGTTTTTGTCTGTAAAATCTGAATGATTTTTGTGCATGTTCTTATCTCCTCTATTAGAACAACATTAACTGACGCGCGTTTGAAGTGTGGCCTTGTGGCCTTGCTGGTGCTGGCGCGTCTATGGCAGCAGCAGCGTGTTTGAATGGTTCTTTAATTATGCGGACCTTTTTTATAAATTTCTTGCGGCCCCAGTACTCACTGATTTGTTTCTTGCCGCGTTGGTCAATTACCTCGCCGTTCAAAACTGTTTGCACATGTGTTGAAGTTGTAACCATGTAGACAGTATCCGGCGCTGCGTATGTTTCAACAAACTTTCTGAGGTTCATTCGCGGTAGCTGCATATTGTCAAAAGCTACTTTCAGCCGTTCAAGTGCTTTTTCTTGGTCATGTGTGTATGTGCCGCCTTTCCAGCGTCTTCCGTAAACACGCGGATTTACTGCTCGGAATGTCTGCCAAGCTTTACGAAATGAAACGCCTGTTGATACGGCTAGAGCTGTGACTCCACAGTTTGGTCCTGATTGCTGGTCATCTGGATTTTTGAAAGCTTGCGTGTTCATTACATCACCAAATAAATAGCTAGAAGGTTGAGCATTATAGCCAATGAGCCTGAAACAAAATAAAACATCACGGCCCCCTATTTGATTGGTGTCTTGTCAGTGTGCTTGATGAAAAAGAGATGCTCAACAATCTCGGCTATGTCGATGTGTTCTTGCTGCGGGTCATACTCCAAGCCGCCGCCTGTTTTGAAATTGTTGATAGTCTTTGCGGACATTATCTTTTGGTAAATGTCCATCGCTATTTCATAGTTTGGTAAGTCTTTATAAGACATGTTAGCTCCTCCAAGTGGCCCAGCTTAGTGCTGGGCCTTTTCTACTACAATAAACCAGCCGTTGACTTGCTGGGACCATGCGCCGCGCTCGTCAATCCATTTATCAGCCTCGCCGCTTTGCATAAACTTTGCGTAATACCCCAGATTGTATTTGTTTAGTATTGCAACAATCTGGCCACGGCTAAGTGTTGCGGAAGTGCCTTCAGCAAGTGGCATTTCAATGGTGTCTGCAAAGAATGGGTTTGTGTAAGTTACTTTATACATGTGGTCCTCCGTACCGGAAATAATTGCCTTAACCCTTAGATGGCATAGTGTTGCCAGTATGTCAACACCTAAAAGCAAAAAAAATGCAGATAGGCTAAAAAAGTTTACACGGCCCAGACTGCGTGGCATGATTGCGGGGAAACGGTAACTGGTTGAGCTGGTTGTATTATGGATAGCGTACGCGCGCGCGAGTATATATTTATACGCACACAGGATACACCACTCCCGTACAGCATAGCAGCAGCGTATCACGGCGCCGCTAATCTGGCAAGCGATGCTGTGACAACCGCGCAACAGTGTGGCAACGCGGCAACAGCTCAGACGCGGCAACCAGAGGGGGGCATCTACAAAAGGCAGTACCCCCGACCGCGCGGTGCTGGCTTTCTGTATGTTAATTCACCTATCACGAGACACACACATGACTAAACTCACAAAGACAAAGACTGACGTAATCCTGTCCAGCTTGGCTGACGGGCACACCATTGTAGACACTTGCGAAGGCGTAGGCATATCCCGCACGGCCTTTTACAAGCTGATGAAGCGTGACGAGGGCTTTCAGAAAGCTGTGCGTCAGGCACAGGAGTACAGCGCAGAAAAGGCACTGGAAGAGCTTGAAGGCATATTCGATGACGCGCTGCACAAGCGCAAAGACTACGACACTGGTGTACTGCGTGACTATGCACATCATGTGCGCTGGAAGGCGAGCAAGGTTATGCCTGACCGTTTCGGGGACCAGAAGAACAGAGCTGGTGTTGAGATAGGCGATGGCACTGTGAAGATACTATGGGAGACTGATTGATGAACTGTCCTAACTGCGAAGGCAAGATGATACACGGCGGAGACCATGACGAGGAAGATGCTGACGGGCGTAACTACATATCCAGCAATCTAAGCTGCCCTGACTGCGATACCTTTATGCTTATCTACACGCCTGTCGAGGGTCCAGATGGAAGTTAAGATTCCTTACAAGCCTCGTACTATTCAGGGGCAGATGCACAAAGAGCTGAAGAGATGGAACGTGCTGGTCATGCACAGACGCTTTGGCAAAACCGTTTGGGCTGTAAATCATTTAATTAAGACAGCTCTTACTTGTCCGTTACCCAGACCTCGCGTTGCCTTTATAGCCCCTACCTTTACACAGGCGAAGCGTATCGCGTGGGACTACGCAAAGTATTACGCTGGCGTAATACCAGGCGTGACGTTTAACGAGACGGAGTTGCGCGTAGACTTTCCGAATGGGGGTAGATTAATGTTGTTGTCTGCTGAAAACCCTGACG